ATTGGCATAACCAGCAATCTTTAAAGTATTAGAACCTTTTTTAAGTGCTTTAGTTTCGAAGGAACTGTTTAAATAAAGAGTTTTATTCATTAGTTGTATCCTCTAAATTATTAGATTCCTCTTGAGAGGGTCTTCCACCTTGGGATGCGTCTGTCGCACTACCCGTAATGTTCTGTGGTATTCTTATGGTATCATTATTTTCCATTTTTGGAAATCTTAATCCTTCACGAGCTTCATTTGGGGTGATAATTCCTGTGTTTACCAGAGTTGAGTAATAAACAGCTTGCGTCCTATTATCAGGCTGAAGGGCAGGAACACTGAGTCTATCTGGAGTGATAGTTACTCCTCCGTTAAAGAAGTGAGAAAAGGCTGAACAGAATTGATTTAAGATAGGTAAGATGGTATGTAAATAAAATAGCTTTTGATTTGCATCGATATTAGCATTATTACCAGATTTTAAAAGAACATAAGGCACGCCTAGTGCCTTTGCCATATCTTGTTGAATTCTTTCGATAGAGTTCTCAAAATCAAGTTGATCAAAAGACTTAGTAGAAAACTCATCAATCTTTAATCCGCCATCTAAAATTGCAGGATTTCTAGCCCCATCAAAAATAGTAGTGTAAGAAGCTCTCCAAGATTCTAGAAGTCTTTCTTTAACTCTTTTTGAAAGAATATTATCAGTAGTTAAGACAAAACCTGGAAGTGCGTTATTCTTAAAGAATTGACGTTGAAACTTAATCATATAGTAATACAGTTCCATTAAGCTAAGAATAGGTTTAAGTTTAGACGTGCCTCTAAAAATTGATAATTCATTTTCAGCCATTACGTGAATAATTTCATAAGGCTCAAAACGAATTGATTCAGCTTTAGAAGTTTGTTTTCCACGACCAAAACCGTAAAAATCACTAGCCTGTTGGTTGTGAACCAAATAATTATAGTGAGAAACAAAAGCACGGTCATCAGGAACTACTTCAACATCATTAGCTGGTAATAAGTAGAGAGATTCACCGTCATAGTAGAAAAAAGCATTACCATCTAAATGAAAATCTAAAAAAGCTCTTCTAAATAACCTAGCACGATCCTCAAAAGGATTAGGCTTTATATTCATTAGTTTATTTACTTTTTTAGCAGAACCGCCACTGATGTTAAGCGGTATTTCTGTCAGTGCATTGATTACCATCTCTACAGAGCGATGAACAACTTCAATCTCTCTATATGCCTGTTCATAATCTACAATAGTTTCGGGAGACGCAAAAGGTTCAAGAGAAGCTATAGAAGGCTGTGCAGGGTTAAGCTTTTCTGCTACCCACTCTCTGAAACCGCGTCTATCATTATCTGCCATGTTTTTCCTTTTGAATATCTAACCAATTTTTAATTTTAAGAGTTAAATGATTAGAGTATCGTTGCCCATAAATTGCATGTAACCTCTGATGATGAGATTTACATAATGTGAATAAGTTGTGATGGTCTAAACTTTCTTTACAGTCTACTGCAAATTTCTCACGAAGGGAAGTAATTTTTTCAACAGTATCAATTTCAGTAATCTTATTACGAGTACACCAGTCATTAAATAACTGACTCACAGAATAAAGGTGATGAAGCTCTAAGTTCTCAACAGAACCGCATATATAACACTCATCACGCAACTTATAATCTTTCTTAATATAATCTCTTATATATTTGATAGGAAATCTTTTTAACTCAGACATTCTTGAAGCACTTCCCAACGTTTAGTAAAATGATCTGGGTGCTTATTTAAACCCACATCACCTTCTCCTAGATTTAATACTTTTCCAGAAACAGTAGGGAGATGCGCGTACTTCTTAAGTTTTTTAATAAGGTAACTTACAAGAATATCATCTCCTCTTGTTAAATGAATATTAGCTAATATATCAGACTTAACACTATCAAGACAAGATTGTTTTACCATAATTACTGAACCTACTAAAAAATCAACTTGTGCAGCTGTTATCATACATCTTTTTAATTAGTAAAGGATGAGGTAGTAAGTCATCATCTAAAATTAATTTGTATTCTTCTGGATATTCAAAACACCTAACCCAACGTTCAATACAATACTTATTTTTTGTATTGTTTATCACGTCAACTTTAGCATGGCTAAAAGGGTGGGTTGGATTATTATTTATAACAGTGATTTTAAAATTTTTATGTAAAGCATCACAAATCGCTTTTACGTTATTTGGTCTTTTATAGTTTAATAATATAATTCTAAGCATAAATTGATATGTTACTCATTTTTTGGTGTGTGTATATTGCATATCTAACAGCATCACATGGGTGAGAAGCCCAATCGTGAACAGCTTTAGGAGTTTCTGTATTAGGATTCCATTTGTATGCTGCCATTGCAGAGAAAGTGTGTCTTGCACCCTCAGTATCAAAGAAAAGTCGATCTTGCTGAATTAAAACTTGTACAGAGTTTATACCGTCGTTTACAGACTTAATAGCGTTCTCACAATAAATATCATAATCGTATGCAAAATCTGCTTTTACTTGTTGAGCTGCAGAATCAATGTAAATAGTATCAATTGACCACTCATCTATTTTTTCTGCAATTGCTGCGGCTAGTTCTGACGTAGTTGATTCTTTTGATATAAATTCATCTATGATAAAATAATTATCACCATCTGTCCCTATAACGACAAATACATTCTCATCACGATACCCAACGTCTAGACCTGCAATAACTTCTGAAAAACGTTCGCCTACATAGTCCCCAATGTGTTTATCTTCGTCTATATCTAAATAAATCTGTGCTTCTGTAGTTGTCCACTCACATTCATATTCTTGTAGATAAAGAGCTTTAGTAATTGACTTTTTAGCTTCTTCAACGTCTTTTTCAGATAAGAGAGGGTTAGAGCGCCAAGTGTGAATAGAAGCAGCCCAATCAGGGTATTCAGGGTCATTTCCTCTTAGAAAATAGTCATAGAGATAATTACCTTTACCACGAGGAGTTGAAATCCATAAACACCGAGAATCTTGAAAAGTAGAGAGAGCAGGACGCAAATCACGTGTGTAATATTCTTCATTAGGAATAATAGCTGCCTCATCAACAATTAGTAGATTTGCAGCGCGGCCAACAAGAGAGTCACGATTATTAGCAGAAAGCAGTCTAAATATCGAACCGTTTATCAGTTTTATAACTTTATCTTTTTGATTGTAGCGGTCAACTTCTATCTCAAGTTGTTTGATAAGATCGCCTACATAATCCCAAATAATTGACGATAGAGAAAAGTTAGGAGCAACAACCATAACCTGTTGTCCAGGTTCTAAAAGTTTTGCAAAAGCAAGAATAGCAGCAGCATAGGATTTGCCTGTACGACGAGCTGCGATATGGACACAAAAACGAGAAGAATCTAAATTTTCTACCATCGCCCATTGTGATTCGTTAAATTGAACAGGGGTGGGAAGTTTATCTAAAAGACGTTGAATTTTAATACGAAAAAATTTATCACTCATCTAGGAAATACATTAATAATCATTGTAGAAACAGTAACTAAAGTTACTGCAAGCCCGCCTACCCATAAAAGAGTCTTAAGGGAAGCGCGACCTGTTGTAGCTAATTTACCAATACTCTCTATTTCTTTATCCATCTTACACATTTGTGTTTCCATACGTTCAAACATTTTAACAATGTGTAGATAGCGCTCTTCACAAACAGCTTCGTGTGACTGAATCTCTGCTTTATTATTCTGAGAACGCTCATGAAGTCGTTCAATCTCAATTTGTATTTGATCTAGCTCACGACTATCAGACATTATTTCACCTTAAATTTTAATTATATAATTCACTACTTCTGTTGGTAGTGTAGTATTTACTGAAAAATTGTTAACAGTTAAAGAAGGAACTGTAAGTGCTGGAATAGATAGGCCAGGCACACTCAAAGCAGGTATGGATAGTCCGGGAACAGATAGACCAGGAACAGATAGACCAGGAACTGAATGAGTATGGTTGTTCACGGTTAATGAGGGTATTCCGTGTGTGTGATTGTTAACTGTTAGAGATGGAATGGTCAAAGCAGGAATAGATAAGCCCGGGATAGATAGAGCAGGAATAGCCGCTTGTGCAACAGTAAGTGACGGAATCGTATGAGTATGGCTTGCTTGGTTTACTCCTGATACAATACTTATACTACTTACATCTTTAGTACCTGAACCAAGTGTATCATTTCTGCTGACAGAAGAGACAGTTAAATCTCCATCACCATCTGCAGCAGTGGTGGTGGCGGTGGTGGTGGTAGTATTGGTATTGCCGGTACCTGTGTTTGCTGTGCCAGTAGTACCACTTCCTGTGTTTGCTGCAGCAGTAGTAGAAGCGGCAGCAGCAGTATTTGTAGCAACAGTTGTAGATGTAGAGTTACCAGAAGTTCCACTACCAGTAGTACCACTACCTGAAGTACCACTACCTGTAGTTCCGGTACCCGTGTTAGCTGAACCTGTAGTACCGGTACCTGTGTTTGAAGCAGCTGTTGTAACACCAGATTTAGTAGCTGAAGCTAAGACACTACTTCCACCAGCAGAGCCTGTAGTAGTACCAAGGGTGCTGTTGTTAGTTCCTTTGCCTAGAGGAACTTTATCTCTTAGATCAGGAACATTAAAAGTTGAAGAGCCGTCGCCAACGCCATAACCAGTGCCAATCACAGCAAATAAACGAGCATAGGTTGAACGAGAAACAGCAGAGTCATCACAGAGAAGCCAACCAGTAGGAGCACTAGCAGCACCGTAACCTACAATCGTACCTGATGGGATAATTTCGGCACCACCCCCAGTAGAACCGTCATGAATTCTTATATTATTTGTTGACGTATCAAGAGAAATTTCACCCACAAGCCCTGTATAAGAGTTGTTTTGAGCAGTCGTTCCTCGTCTAAATTGTAGCTGTGTAGCCATGCTTTACTCCTTATGAAAATGCACCTAGATCGAATTTGCCTGTGATTGAGAATGTGTTTGAAGCATTAGTTCCTATTGACACATTACCTATAAATTGAGACTCAATTCCTTCAGTTTTGTCTATGGTAAGATACTCTAAACCGTTAGATATAAGAGATACAGCAGGATCTATAATAGAAACTGCAGAATCATTCTGCCCAATTGAGTTTGAGCTTAATCCGTTAAAAGTACTCGCCGTAATTGTGCCTACAACAATATTTCCTGTAGTCGAACCGTCGCCTACAGTTACAGTAGCGTTAGCTAGAACTTCAAATTTTGAGCGGGCATCAATGCCTAACCCGCCGCTAAATGGTGAAACTTTTGTACTCATGTCTACCTTTCTATCATACTTTTAACCAGTGGTCAAATTAATTATGAGAATGCTCCACAGTCTAGGACTCCTACTATAGTAACAGTATTAGAAGCGTTAGTACCAATTACCACATTACCATCAATATCTACTTCACGAATAAAATTAACGTCTCCGTTGGAATCTGCTGTTACAGCTTTAGATGCAGCTACCGTTCCTAAGGTGAGACCATCAAGATATCCAAGTTCTGTTGGGGTAACTCCGCTCGATGCGGCTATCTTGCCAGAACCGTTAGTAATCATAACTCTATCAGCTGTTAAGTCACCTGTAAGTACAGTAGATATTGCCCCAGCTATATTAGCTACTCGACGTGCTTCGACTGCTGTAGATGCCGCTGACGCGACTGAAGCATTGTCTGCGATAGAAGTGTGTACAGATAATCCATCATATTTAAGAGTAGCTGCGTCTACTATGCCTACACTTAGGTTAGAAGCAGTAACAGGAGAGAGTGATGTGTTAGATTTAGGATCTTTAGTGTCACTAAGTTTAAATGTA